ATGGCTTCAGCTTTAGTTTCAAATTCTTTAAGGTCCCAATGCACTCCTTGTTTTAAATCTTCTGAATCTAATAGCTCTTGTACATTGTCTGTGTCTAATAATAAACTAGCTTCCTGTGAGAAAGCAGCTAGGACTTTAAACGTTTTCTTCTTTTCCATTTAAAATTTTAATTTCTACTCTTGGGTTTTCTTTACTGTATTCGTATTCTGCAAAAAATGGTATCATCACCGTACAGTTATCATCTTCAATCCAACCATGTTTAACCATTGCATCTTGCACGGTCTGTGCAGGATTTATATAATCAAACTTATGTTTAGATCCTCTAATGAATTTAAATTCTATTCTATAAGGTACACTATGCTTACTTAACTCTTCAATAAAACTATCTTTTTGTTTCTTGAAATCATCTTCAGTTTCAGCAACCCATTTCCGGGTAGCTTTACTTGCAATAAGATATTTACCTGTATAGACTCTAGAATTCTTTGAACTTGGTGTATTACCATTAATTACAAATACTTTCATACTAATTGCTTTATTCTATTGTATACTACTATATGACCATGCTTTTTTACAGCATCAGCTACATCTTTCTCTATATCAAAATATATTGGTACAAAGTTAGGATACTTAGATAAGTATTTTGCTGTAGCATTTTTACCTGCATCATCGTTGTCAAAGATAACATAAACTCTAGAATATTTTGATACTATTGTATCTAGCTGTTCTTTTTTGATTAATGTATTTTCTGAATCTGGTGCTATAAAATCATATTTTTTAAACATGCTTTTTAAGCACATACCATCTTTAAGAGAAGAAGCAATAAACAGTGTATCAGATTTTGTAAGTTGTTCTGATCCTTGAATATAGTTCTTAACTTTTAAGAATTTCTTAGTCTGTATTTTGGGTTGATATATTTTATATAAACTACCATCTCTTTTGAAATAACCGTATATATAATGACCTTCTATAGTCAAATTCTTAACTTCCCCATCTTGCTCTTTAGACATCTCATATAGTTTTAATGGTTTAACATGATAATGTTTGAGTAAGTTAGAACTAATTTTAAATTCTCCCCAATACTTTGCATCTAAGTTATTCCAGTCTCTTGTTTCAAACATAGAAACTTCATACCTGGAATGTTTTTTAAAATCTCCAATTTTATAATCTTTATTATTTAGAATAAAATCATTGTAATCACTTACAATTTTTTTTACTGCATCATATCTATTAGGTAAACCATAAATTGATTGTACTAAATCAATAGCATCACCGCTCTTATCTGTAGAGAAGTCTTTGTATTTATAAGTGTTTTTAACTCCGCAATAGAATACATACATGGATGGTGTCTTCTCTGCAGGATTAAATAGACTTTTAAACTTTACATTCTGACCGCATAATTTTTGACTAAGGTTGCAATAATTTTCAAATATCCATTCCTTTGGAACGGTTTCTAAATTAATAACCAAATGCTTTGTACTAATCATTATATTACAATAATAAAAAAAGGGGATGTAAACTTACACCCCCTTAAGATTTAAACCAGTAAACTTTTAAAGTTCAAAATCTAGTGAATCACTAGAAGATTCATTAAAAGGATTGTCAGATCCAAAGGATTCAACCTTCTCAACCTTCTGTCTTTTAATGTGTTCAGCTTCGTTAAACTCCATAAGTTTAGAGGGCTGTGCATCAGACAATTCCATAACATATGAGTCCTTATTATTTTTAGGTAAAAACAAATCATAGTTAGTATAACCTTGTTTGTTTGTGTATTCTTTACCGCCAACAATCATTTTAACCCATGTTCCAGAAATGTGCTTGCTGAAACCTCTAACCAATTCTTCAATTGTTTTGAATTTACCATCAACTTCTTCTAACCAAGATGTGTTATTAGTTGCTACACAGCAGAAATACACAGCTTTAAGAATAGATTGATCACGTTTGATTTCAGTACCGTTTTTTAAAGTAGTATCATTATAAGCATAATAGCTACTTTTAACTCTACCAATTTGACCTTTGTAACGTGGACCACTTTGGGTTTGACCATCAATGTAGAAACCTTCAAACTCTGGGCCCATATCAGGACCTTCTACGTTATATACCATGTGGTATGAATTCTTATCATACACAGGTGTTACTAGTTCTACGCTGTTAATTTTAACAGTCCACTTACCAGGAGAGATTGTTTTAGAGTTTTTACTTCCTGTTCCTTCTTTTGTTAAATCTTTTGTACTTATCATGATTTTGTTTTCTTTTTTTAGTTTTCGTAATTAATAATTGCCTGTCTTACTAGCTCTAGGTCATTAGATATCTCTTTATCATCAAACATTTCTGGTGGTGTTTTACATGTGTTGTTACCATCATTTCTAGTCTCAAACACATACTTTAACTGTCCATCTTTATCTTTCTTAACTTTTGCAAATAATACAATAGAGAAAAGACCCTCCAAAGTTAATGAGTTATCAATCATTTTACCAACAGTTTTTGCTTTAATTCTTTTTTCTCCATATGCATCCATGCTTTCTTCTGCGTGAGTAAGCATGTAAACAATTAAGTCATCTCGCATATTTTGTGGAGCTCTAGCAACCATTGCTAAATCTTTTGCAATCTTGTTGAATTTCTCATAACCCTTCTCATCTACCTTATCAAAATATTCAAAAGCAGACATGTATTGCATGTCATCTATGATGATATTTTTAATTTCAGGTCTCTTTTCATTAATGTATTTAAGACAAGCCATCACTTCATTTGCACCTGGACGGGTATACATTCTACCATTCTGATTCTCTTTAGACCAGATAGGGTATAATTTTTTCCATCCTTTAAATGGTAGTGGTTTGTTTGCAACATTAACAATAAATGTTTCTTCTGGGTTTAGATTTCTGATTGAGGTGCTTTTACCTGCACCTGATTCTGAGATAATTAATACTGACTGTGCCATTTTATTTTATTAGTTCGTTTAACCATTCTTTTTTACTAACTGGTTGTTTCAATAAGATTGCTGCCAAATCTCTAATTGTCATATCAGATATAGGCGCATCATTTGTAAGAGTTGAAGGTACATCAAAGTCAAGCTGTAAAGTTCTAATCTTTTTGCTTGATCTTTTCTTATCATCAGTTATGAAATGCAATTCATCAATAGGGATAGCATATCTTTCATAGCCTGCTTTACTTACAACTAAATCATATTCCGTTCTCCAGTGAGGATTAAACTTCCATTTGTACAAACCTCTATCTGAATCTTCAGGTTGATATTCTATATCTGCAAATTCAATATAGATATCTTTAGGTGTGTCAAACTTCTCTGCATTTTCAAGCTCACTAGTAAAAAACGTAACATGCTTATCATCTTTTCCTTCCGGCACATATGCCATTTTAGGAATAAACAAAGGATTCTTTAAACCTTCAGTTCTAAAGAAATCGTCAAAATGTGAATAGAGCAATGCTATTCTTTCTTTTCTTTCTTCTGGTGTTAATTTTTTATAACTCATGTTTTAATTCTTTTTTCTGCTACAGGTGGAGTTTCCATTTCAGTAACTCTCATTTTGTCAAACTCTGCTCTAAAGAAAGACATACGGTTATCACCGTTTCTACACTTGAGAAAATGCATTACAAGTACTGTATCATCTTCTATTATGTATCTGTCTGGTCCATAGAACCTAATTTTTTGTTTAGCCGGCCTGTTAAGACCAACTAATAGATCAGCATGTTGTAATAATGCATCACCACCAAATATATCTGAATCAAGTATGTAGTTACCATACTTACCTTCTTCATTTCTTTCAGGTGATTCTATACTACGGTTAAGCTGACTAAGTACAATAAACGTAACTGGGAACTTACGTTTAACCTCTGTGATCATTTCACCAAATGAATAGAGCATTTCTAGTTTGTCTTTGTACGGTTGTTTCTTTAATAGTACACTATGGTCAATAGTTACTATAGTAGGGGTTTTATATTCAGTTATGTAACTTTCAATTATATCCCGCATTTCACCAACAGTACATGGGTCTTCTACTATATCTATGGGTAGAGGCGCTTTTAATTTAGCTAGGTTGTAGCATTCTAACATTTCTTGCTTAGTAACCTTGTTATTCTCTGCACTACATAGATACTTATAGCTTTTACCAAGTACACTAGAAAAATCT